TCTTTCAGCAGTTTGTTATGTTTTTCTAATGCTTTGATTTCAATATCACTCATATATTAAAATGGTATTTCATCATCAAGTTCACTCATAGCTTTGTGATCTTCCATAGTGACAGGCACAGCATTTTCAGGTGCTGATGGTTGGGCTTCTGTCATTTGTTGAGGTGCATATTGTGGAACAGTTTGACCAATAGGTTTAAATCCATCTATATTTTTTTTGTATTCACCGCCTTTTGTTAAAATATAAGTAATAACAAAAATCTCATCTCCTTTTTCATAACCTTTTGGATTTTCTAAAGGTTCTGTTTTTCCATAATAATTACCTGAATATCCCTCTCTAATATAAGGTAATATATGATTAGAAGATTCCCAAGATTCAGTTCCTCTAAAATTTTTTTTAGTAATACTGCATTTCCACATATTTACTCTACTACCTTTAAATGAATATTTTGGTGGTATTTTACCTGTTGGATATAATTTTAGAGTCAATCCAACGAATACTCCTTTTTGTTTATTATACATTTTTCTTATTCTCCTTTTTCCATTTTTTTAGATCGTCTTTAAATTTGCTTTCAAGCTTATTTAGATACTTAATACACTTAAAA